ATGGAAAACCCTACATTTCGCAAATCTGTTGCTCACGCTGATGGTGAGGGTGGTTTGGTCATCCAAACTGCTCAAGATGTAAGTGCAATCATTGAGCGCAACAAGCAAGAATTCAACAGCTATGACGAACGGGCCAAGTGGTCTGATGAGATTTATGGCAACAAGGTAGCGTCAATTCCTTTGACTGCTATTGATGACCTCAATAAGCAAGGCATCATGCGTGGCTATCACGTTATTGACAACGCTAAATTTGCGATGTGGCTCAATAACCCAGATAACAGAGCATGGCGAACACGACCAGGAGTAATTTAAATGAGCTATACAAGTTACTCTGATCTAAAAACAGCCATTGCTGGTTATCTTGCTCGCTCTGATCTGACAGCGCAGATTCCAGACTTCATTCGTCTGTCTGAACTGCGTTTGCGCCGAGACTTGCGTATTCGTCAAATGCTGAAATCTGTTACTACTGCTACTGTTGCTGGAGACAGTACCGTAGAGTTGCCAAGCGACTTCCTTGAGGTTCGTGACTTGGTGATTGTTGGCAATCCTCCGCAACCTTTGAACTACTCAAGCCCTTCAGCATTTACGCGCAATGCTAGGTCATGGGAATCAGGCAAGCCGCTGGACTACACAGTTTTGGCTAATGACTTCCAGCTTGCTCCTGTTCCTGATGCTGTCTACACGGTAAAGATGCTTTACTTTGCTGCGCCTACGTTCTTGAGCGACTCAAACACAAGCAATGTATTTTTGGCAAACACGCCTGATGTTTTGCTTTATGGCGCTTTGCTTGAGGCTGAACCTTATTTGATGAACGATGCTCGGATCAATACATGGGGAACTATGTTTGATCGTGCGCTTTCGTCAATAACTCGATCTGATCAACAAGGTCAGTATTCTGGTGTCCCGCTTGTAATTAAAACCACTCTGTGAGGTGAATCATGGCTGAAATGTCGAACTATCTTGAGAACGCACTTATCAATGCGACTCTCCGCAATACTTCTTTCACATCCCCTGCGGTTGTGTATCTTGGTCTGTACACCAGTGACCCTACTGATGCCGATACTGGCACTGAGGTTTCTGGTAACGCATACGCTCGCCAAGCAATCACGTTTGGCGCACCTTCCAATGGTGTGACAACAAACACTGCTGTGATTGAATTCCCACAAGCCACAGGCTCTTGGGGTACTGTTACCCACATCGGCATTGAAGATGCTTTGACTTCTGGTAACTTGCTTTACCACACGCCCCTGGATGCTTCTAAGACTATTGCAACTGGCGATGTGTTCCGAATCGCTATTGGCTCATTGAGCGTAACACTGGCTTAATATGGCTATCCAAGTCACTCATGCCACACAAGCAACTGGCACTGATGCCGGAAACGGAGAAATCCGTAAGGCTCAGTGGAATGAGGCACACACCATTACTGGTGTAGCTGCTAATGCCGATATCCAAGAGTTCACCTCTACTGGCACATCCACATGGACTAAGCCAGCGGGTGCAAAAATAGTTTATGTGCTGATGCAAGGCGCTGGCGGTGGGGCTGGCTCGGGCCACAAACAGCTTGCAATTCCGTTAAACCCAAACCAGGGCGGTATGGGTGGTGGTGCTGGCGGGTGGGCAGAATTGTGGATTCCGGCTGTATCTCTTGGTTCAACGGAAACCGTAACGATTGGCGCTGGTGGTACTGGTGGCGCTTCACAAACAACATCGGGCAACGGCAACAACGGTGTTATTGGGGGCAATAGCAGTTTTGGCTCTTGGGGCGTTGCCCGTGGTGGGTCAGCAGGGACTGGCGGTTCAACAGCAACACAAGGTTCTGGATCAACAGGATCTACCTCTGCAAATGCCCCTGCTATTTTTTCTAATCAAGCAAGTACAACAAGTAACTCAAATTTTTATATTGCAAACGGAGGCTCTAGAAGCGCTGGTATTTCTGGTGGTTTCGGAGGTAGAGGAGGTAAAAGCGCCGGAGGTGGTGGTGGTGGTGGGGGCATAACCATAACTCCAGCAGCCACCAGCGGTGGAACAGGCGGGAAGGGCGGTTCCGGTGTTATTGAAACCCTCACATCAAACACTGGTGGTGGCGGCAGTGCTGGCACTAGCGGGGGCTCTGGTGGCAATGGCGCAAACTCTAATAATTACTATCTTGGTGGTGATGGTGGCGGTGGAGGGGGGGCATCAATAACAGCAAACGGCGGCAATGGAGGCAATGGCGGTTATCCCGGTGGAGGTGGTGGTGCTGGCGGCGCTTGCTTGTCTGGTTTTAACTCCGGCGCTGGCGGCAACGGCGGCGATGGCTACGTCCGAGTCGTGACTTTTTTCTGAGGTTGATATGCCAAAACAATTTCTACTCAATCCCGATGGCAGTGTTCCTGCCAATGCAAATGTTGAACTGCTCACAGCCGCTGGTATCCCTCTGGTTATGCCAACACCGATGCCCCGTGAAGGCGGCATGGTGGCTGTTGAGCAAGAGCCTCAGCAAGACGCTGAAGGTGTGTGGCGACAAGTGTGGGTGCTTGAGTTTGCTCCAGAGCCGGAAGAAACCGAATAAAGGCTGATTGTGGCTGGAATATTTGACACTGGCATATTTGACACTGGCATTTTTGATAGTGCTGGTGGTACTGGTGAACTGTTCCCGCCTTGGACGCTTGATAATCTTGATCTTCTCAAGGCAAGCATTGATGACCTAACGCTGACGCTCGACAGCGATCTATACAACACTTCAGTAACTCTTTGGCTTGGTTCTGGTTCAGTCAGTGCAACTGCTTCTGTAAGCGCACAAGCCATTGTTGTTAAAAACGCATCTGCAAATATTTCTGCTGCTGCAAGCGTAGCCGCAAATGGAGTGTTGGTTACATTTGCAAGCGCAAGTGTTAGCGCCTCTGCTTCTGTTTCTGCTAATGCTGTTCGGGTTCAATTTGCAAATGCTTCTGTATCTGCTAATGCAACAGTTTCTGCTAACGCTGTTCGTGTCCAGTTTGGTGCTGGCGCTGTAACGGCTAATGCAAATGTTACGGCTAGTGGCACAAGGATTCAGACGGGAATCGCAGCAGTAAACGCAAGTGCTAACGTATCGGCTAACGGTAGCCTTGTTGCAAATGGCTCTGCAAGTGTCACTACAAATGCCAGTGTATCTGCTGACGCAATCAGGATTAGAACTGCTAATGCCGCTGTCTCTTGTGAGGCAACAGCAACAGTCCAAGCGATTCGCGTCCAGTTTGGCGCAGGTAATGTTTCTTCAAACGCAACTGTTTCTGCAAACGGCACAACGGTTCAGTTTGGAAATGCTGCAATTACCGCTAACGCAACTGTTTCTGCGCTTGGTGGAGTTGTAGCAAACGGCAATGCTAGTGTAAATACAGCCGCTACGGTTTCTGCTTCTGCTATCCGAGTTCGTAACGCTGACGCTGCTTTCAGTTGTTCTGCAACGGTCAATGCGGTTGGCGGCATTTTTGCTGATGGTGCGGCATCAATTGAGTGTGACACTCAAGTGTTTGCTTCTGCAAGTGCCATTTATGTCGGCATTGCTTCAATTTCTAGTGCGGCAACAGTAACTGCTGCGGCAATGAATGGCCGTAACTGGTCAATTGATGCTGAGTCAGATAACACTTGGACAGTAACATCAAACAATCAAAACACATGGTCTGAGATTGAGGTTTCAGACAATACATGGGAAGATATAGCCGCATCAAGTAACACTTGGTCACAGGCATCAAACGGGAATAACACATGGCAACTACAAAACTGACATTTGGCGAATGGATGCCTGACCAGCCTGGGATTTCCGGCGCTTTGAATGATGCCAAGAATGTGGTGTCACAAGCCATAGGTTACGGGCCATTGCCTACTGCTGCAATCTTCTCTGCTGCTGCTAGTGAAAACCTGACAACGCTTGTTGCTGGTAAGACTCCGGCTAATGCCACAAAGTTGTTTGCTGCTGGCTCAACAAAGATCTTTGATGTGTCTGGTGTGGGTGTTTTGACTGATGTTTCAAAGTCTGGTGGGTACACTCCAAACGCCAGTGCTGATCGTTTCAGGTTCACTCAGTTTGGCAATGTAATCATTGGGACAAACAACAGCAACCCAATGCAAGCCTACACATTGGGGACTTCTACGGCATTTGCTGACCTCGCTGCTGGTGCGCCAGTTTGTAAGTTTTTGACTGTTGTTCGTGATTTTGTTGTCACTGCTTTCACGACTGAATCAACCACTGTTTACCCTTCACGGGTTCGCTGGTCTGGTATCAACGATGAAACAGCATGGGGATCTAGCCAAGTCACACAAGCAGACTTTCAAGACATTCCTGATGGTGGGCAAATTGTTGGGATTCGTGGTGGTGAGTTTGGCTTGGTGTTTATGGAAAGAGGTATTAGCCGGATGAGTTACATCGGCACTCCTTTCATTTTCCAGTTTGACAACATCTCTCGGGGTAAGGGCTGCATTGCTGCTGGCTCCATTGCTCAGACGCAAGGGGTGACGTTCTTCTTGTCAGACGATGGCTTTTATCTGTGTGACGGGCAACAGATTCAAGGTATTGGGTCTGAGAAGGTAGACCGCTGGTTCTTTGCTAATGCTGATGAAAGCGCATTTGACACAATGAGCGCGGCTGTTGACCCTGTTCGCAAGCTGATTATCTGGAACTTCAAAACAACATTTGCACAGCGTCAACTTATCATTTACAACTTCAAAACACAAAAATGGACTTATGGAGATGCTGGCGCAGATTTCATTTCTGATGCTTCAACGGCTGCAACAACGCTTGAAAATCTGGACTCTATTTCTACTAGCATTGACGCTCTGCCTGTAAGCCTGGACTCTATCCTTTACATGGGCGGCAAGTATTTCCTTGGTGGAACTCAGGGGGCTTACGTTGTGACATACAACGGCTCACCCGCTACTGGTCAACTGATTACAGGCGATTTAAACGCTGGTGGTCGCTCTGTGGTGACATTGGCTAGACCTCTTGTTGATAACGGCTCTGCGACCGTTTCAGTGGCTTCTAGGACGCTTTTAAACGAAGGATTGTCGTTTAGCACGCCTGTTGCCGCTGACTCTGAAAACAGGGTATCACTGAGATCTAATGGAAACTTCCATCGGTTTAAGGTTGTGCCAACAGGAAGCAACTGGACAACTGCCGTGTCTTTAGACCTTGAGCTTTCTGGACAGGGTACGCGATGACAGTCCAATTCCGCACACTTCCTCAGTTTGGTGGAGACCCTCGGGCTGTTGCTGAAATTGTCAACGGCATCATGAATGGCAAGACCAATAACACTGGTGTTGTCACTCTTGCGACAGGGGATGCAACTAGCACAACCATTTACGACAGCAGGATTAGTGGGGACAGCAAGATTATTGTTATCCCTTACAGCGCGGCTGCGTTTACTGATTCAACGCCTTACGGTGCTTTTCAGGACTCCACTGACCAGACTGCCGCATCTACGACTGTTGCCTATCCTGTAACTTTCAACACAGTTGACTTTGCTCACGGGATTTCTGTTGCAAGCAACTCAAGGATTACGGTTAAAAGCTACGGCATTTATAACGTGCAATTTAGTTTGCAGTTTGTAAACACTGACTCCCAAATTCATGACGTTGACATTTGGTTTAGAAAGAATGGCACAAACATAGCCAACTCAAACAGTCGTTTTTCTATTCCAAACAAACACGGTAGTGTTGATGGGCATTTGATTGCTGCTTTGAACTTCTGGGTCGAGTTGGCTGCTAATGATTACGTTGAAATCATGTGGAGTACGACCAGTACGGCGGTTTCAATTGAGCAGCTTCCAACGCAGACAAGCCCAACAAGGCCAGCAACGCCCTCTGCGATTGTCACTGTGAACTTTGCCTCATCAAACGGCACAAGTGCGGCTGGTGACTATTCTGTGTATGTCAGCGCCCAAGCAAAGGGGTCTGCAACATTGACGCATTTCGCAAATTCAACAGCTAACAAGACATACGCCTATGTTGTTATTGGCTAAAAATGTTTATAATGGTTCCATCGGATCACCCGCTATGGAATCCACAACTTTTAGGAGTTAATCATGGCGGTTACGCAAACCACTCAAATTGATCCAACCATCCAGCCATTCTTGTCCTTTGGACTAGGTGAGGCGCAACGCCTTTACCAAGCTGGTGGCCCTCAATACTTTGCTGGCGACACCTTTGTTCGCCCTTCTGGGACCACTCAAACGGGTCTGCAAGCACTAGAGCAACGTGCAAGGATGGGTAACCCCTTAACTGGTGCTGCTCAACAACAATTGCAGCGTGAGATTAGCGGCGACTTTCTTGGCGGCAACCCATTCTTTCAGGGTGCTTTTGCTCCGGCTGCACAGGCTGCAACAAGTCAATTCCAAAAAGCCATTGGTGATGTTTCTAGCGCGGCTTCTCGGGCTGGTCGTTACGGCTCTGGCGCTATGCAAAACCTGCAAGGCCAAGCCTCTAACCAACTGGCACAGCAACTGTCTAACACTGCTGGTCAACTGGCTTACCAGAACTACGCTAACGAACGTCAGCGCCAAGCTGCTGCAACTATGGCCGCACCCGCAATGGCACAGGCTGATTACCAAGACATTCAAAACTTGTTAGCTGCTGGTCAAGCGCGTGAGGGCTACACTGGTCAACAGTTGCAGTCTGACATTAACCGCTTCAACTTCTTGCAGAACGCACCACAACAGAATCTTGGCACATTCTTGTCAAGCGTCTACGGCAACCCATTGACTCGCAATTCACAGCAAACAACAAGCGGATACCAAGACACATCTAACCTGCAAAACATCCTTGGACTTGCTGCTGTTGGCGGCGGTCTTTATAGGAATCTTGGCGGCGCTTCTGGCATCTCGTCAATTGGGCAATCTTTTGGATTTGGCGGTGGCGGGTCTTCTGGTAGTTTTTTACCTACTCCGGGAGTTCCGGCGTTTGGCTCTAACTGGTGGGATTAAATATGCGTGGACTACTTGACATTTTCGGCACTGGCGGCACTGATACGCTTAGTCTGCTTGGTATGAGTCCAGAGGCTATTCAGCGTAGCCGTGATGACGCTCAAGCCCAAGCCCTTTACGGTTTGGCGGGTTCCTTGCTGTCTGGTGGCCCCACTGGTTTGTCTATTGTGCGTGGCTTGCAACAAGGTAGCCAAGCATACAAGAACGCCATGCAAGGCCAAGTGCAAGAGCAATTCCAGGGTATGCAAGTTCAGGACTTGCTGCGTAAGCGTAAACAGGAAGAAGAAGCCCTTGCATTGCAACAACAAGCACGTATGCGTCAGCAAATGATTGATCGTGCTGTGGCTGGTTCATTCCAACCTGCTATTGCGGCTCAACCTGCCCAAGAGATTTATGGTGAGGACATGATGGGCCAGCGAGTTGGTGAGGGCATGACTCCTGCTGTTGCTGGTCGCGCGGCTGGCATTGATTTGCAGTCTCTTGCACCTTTGTTGATGGCAAGCCCTGAAGGTCGTAAAACCTTGGGTGATTTGGTTGCCTCACAAAAAGCATTGCGTCCTGAAACATTCTCACTGGCTGAAGGAGCACAGCAGTTTGAGCGTGACCCATTTACGGGACAAGTTCGACAAGTTGCTTCTGGTGCGCCAAAGCCTGAAGCCATGCCTACGTCTTTGCGTGAGTTCATGGCTGCTCAACAAAACCCTGCTTTTGCTCAATTCTTGACAAAACAAAAAGAGGCAGTTGCACCAAAGTTTGCGGTCAACATGAGTGATCCAACTGCGGTAGCCAAAGCACAGTCTGAGATTGTCAAAGATTGGCGTGGAGTTGTGAAAGACACTGGCGCAATGGAAGTTGCTGACAGATTCAAAGCAGCACAAGTGGCTGTGCAACAAGGCAACGCTGGGAATAAAGCTGCTGACGGTGCATTGATCTTTGCAATCGGTAAAATTTATGACCCTTCTGGCGCTGTGCAAGAGGGTGACAAAGCTACCATCCTTGGCAATCGCTCAATTCCTGACTCGATTAAGGCTTACGCTCAAAAAGCGTTTTCTGGGCAAGACTTGTTGCCAGCAGAGCGTAATGGTTTGTTGTCTGTTGCAAGCCAGATTGTTCAATCTAAGGCGCAAAACCTTGAGGCACAAAAAGCACCATACACAAGCATTTCAAGACAGCTTGGCGGTACTGGTGACTTGTTGCTAAACCCTCTTGCTGAAGTTTTGTCTTCTACTGGTGGTGGTGATCTTGCTGCACAGGCTCGGGCTGAGTTGGCTCGTAGACGGGAGAAAAAATAATGGATTTGTCCAAACTCTCAGAAAAAGATTTGGAGGCATTGGCTTCTGGCAACATGGCGGCAATGTCTGATGCTGCTTTGCAAGTTATTTCAGGCGCACCTATTGCACAGCCAAGACAAAGCAATCAACCCTATGCAGGGATGACGCCAAAACAAATTCAAGACGCTGTGATGCGTCCACCAGAAGCCCCGACAATGGGAACTGGTAATGCTGGTGACTTGCTGCGCCAATTGGGTCTTACGGCTCGGGCTGGCATCACTGGTATAGCTTCATTGCCATTGCTTGCAGCAGAGCCTATTGCGGCTATGACAGGCCAGCCCAACCAAGCACAGACACTGCAACGCTTGTTGACACAGTTGGGCCTTCCAGAGCCTCGCACAGGTCAAGAACGAATTGTTCAAGACATTACAAGCGCGGGTTCTGCTGTTGCTGGCCCTGCTGCCATTGCAAGCCGAATGGCCCCCGCTGTTCAAAAGTTCTTGGCTGACAATCTTGGTGTCCAGGCTGCTGCGGCAACTAGTGGTGCTTTGGCCTCTGGTGCTGCCCGTGAGGGTGACGCTGGCCCAATGATGCAATTGATTGGCAGTCTTGGTGGTGCTATGGCTGGTGGCGGTGCTGCTGGTCTTGGCCCTTCTGCTGCAAGGGCTGCTAGAGAAACTGTTCGACCATTCACACAGGCTGGTCGTGAGGCTATCACTGGTAACGTCTTGCGCTCGCTTGCGACTGATGCAAACCAAGCGATTGAAAGTGCTGCGACATTTAGACCCGCTGTTTCTGGTTATCAACCAACAACAGCACAAGCAACCCGCGACATGGGCTTGATTGCTGCTGAAACACCAATTCGCGCATTAGACGTAACTGGCAGATTTGGCACACAGATTGGTGAGGCTAATCAGGCTCGTATGGCTATCCTTGACCGATTGGCGAAGGACAAAGACGCATTGGATCGTGCTGTTCAAAAGCGCACAGAGGTTACACAGCCATTGCGTGAACAAGCGTTTGCACAATCAACTGTTGCACCTGAGACATTTCAATCTGCTGTTACTTTGAACGTCACTAAGACTATTGATGACATTCTGGCTTCTGATGCTGGTGCGCGTGGCACAGTCAAGAAAACAATGAATTGGGCTAAAGAACAGTTGGCTGAAGGCACAACACCTCAACGTCTGTATGAGGTTCGCAAAGACTTGCGTGATGCTGCACAAGGTTTGCTTGATAAAGACGGTTCGCAATACAGCTTGGCTAAAGGTCAACTTGAGCAAGTCATTAAAGCTGTTGATAACACCATTGAAGCAGCTGCACCGGGGTATCAGGATTATTTGAAGAAGTTTGCAACGTCTAGCCGTGGCATTGAGCGACTGCAAGCAGCCCAAGAGTTTCGTGGCAAGGTTTTGTCCACAACTCCTGACCCTTCAAGAGTTGGCGATTTCTTGATTTCACAGCCATCATTTACTCGAGCAATTCGTGCTGCTGAAAAGGACACTAAGTTGTCTAAGCCTCAAATGGCTGCTTTGTCTAAGGTTGCACAAGACTTAGATTCTGGTGTGTTGGCAAGGGCTGTAAAAGTTCCAGGCTCTGACACGTTCAAGAATATCAGCACTGCAAACATCATTGGCGGCATCATTGGAAAGCAAATGTTTGGTGAAGTATCGCCAGCAATGCAAAAGGTAAGCGCACCATTGAACTGGCTTTACAACGGCACTGATGACGCCATTCGTGAGTTGCTAGTGGATTCAATGCTTGATCCTAAACTTGCATCACGCTTGATGACAAAAGCCTCAATGGTTACTGTTGAGCCACTGAGTAAAGAACTGCAACGCAAAGCCATCTCTATGGGTTATGGCGCAACATTTGGATTAACGGAGTAAACCATGCCAAAAGTAAAGATTTCAGAGTTTTCATCAACTCCAGCAAGCAACACCGACATTGACGGTATCAACATAGCTGAAGGATGCGCTCCAAGCGGCATTAACGATGCTATTCGTGAGTTGATGGCCCAACTCAAGGACTTCCAAACTGGTGCTGTTGGTGACTCATTTAACGGGCCTGTGGGGACAACTACGGCTGCTGCTGGTGCGTTTACTACATTGTTGGCAACTGGCGTAACCACTGTTCAAGCTGGCTCTGCTGGCGCTCCGGCAATCACCACTTCTGGCGATACCAACACAGGCATCTTTTTCCCTGCTGCTGACACCATTGCTTTCAGTGAAGGCGGTGTTGAGTCTGCAAGAATTGATGCCTCCGGCAACCTCGGCTTGGGGGTTACTCCGAGTGCTTGGGAAAGCGTTATCAAACCTCTTGAAATAAACAACGGGGTTTACTTTGGCGCTCAAACGGACAGTGAACCTGTTTTGTACATGGGAGCCAATAACTACTACGGCACAGGCGCATTCCGTTACAAACTTTCATCTGAAGAAGCCACTCGTTATCAGCAAGATGCAGGTGCTCACAAATGGTTTACAGCCCCCACAGGCACAGCAGGTAACGCTATCACCTTTACTCAGGCGATGACGCTGGATGCGAGTGGGAATTTGCTGGTGGGGAAAACGGCTGACGTATTGGCAAATACTGGCGTTTTTTTAGACGTTCGTGGTTCATTTACATTTACTCGTTCCGGCGCACCTGTTGGGTACATTAACCGTTTAGCCTCTGATGGCGAAGCGATTGTCTTTATGAGAAGCACATCGCAAGTTGGCTCCATCTCTGTAACAACCACGGCCACCTCTTACGTCACATCCTCAGACTACCGCCTGAAGAACACCATTGCCCCAATGACAGGCGCATTGGCAAAGGTCGCATTGCTCAAGCCCTGCACCTACAAGTGGGATGCTGATGGCTCTGATGGTGAAGGCTTCATTGCTCACGAGTTGGCAGAGGTTTGCCCTCAAGCTGTGACGGGTGAAAAAGACGCTGTAGACGCAGAAGGAAAACCTCAGCATCAAGGCATTGATACCAGCTTTTTGGTTGCCACTTTGACAGCAGCCATCCAAGAGCAGCAAGCCCTCATCCAAACCCTGACCGCCCGTGTTGACGCACTTGAAGCAAACTAAGGACTCATCATGACTACCACTTGGACAATCACACAATGCGACCGCAAAACAGCGGACAACTTCATCACCACAGCACACTGGACTGCCACAGCAGTGGACGGGGTTTACACGGCCTCCATCTACTCCACCTGCTCATGGGCTGATGGCACTCCTACAATCCCATACAACCAAGTCACCATGCAAGAAGTTTTGAATTGGTGTTGGGCATCTGGCGTGGACAAAGACGCTACTGAGTCTGCTCTGGCTCAAAACATTGCTGCTCAAAAGAATCCAGTGACTGCTACTGGTACGCCTTGGGGTGAGTGATGGCGAACATTGATTCTACTGACGCTCGACTATCAACCCATGAAGAAGTTTGCAGTATCCGTTATGAGCAAATCAATGCCAGGCTCAAACGCATAGAGAGCATCCTAATCAAGGCTGCTGGTGTAATGCTGCTGTCTATGGGTGGGACAATCTTCTCTGCTGTGTGGATACTTAAATGAAAGACTTTGCCGAGGCTTTTGTCGCGGCAGTCTTTCTTGTGGGTATTGTTGTTTGGACTGTCAAAGTTCTAATTGAGGTGTTGCGATGATTGCCGAAATTGCTGCTGCTAATGCGGCCTTTGCTGTAATAAAAGGCGCTTTGGCAAACGGCAAGGA